TACTATAATTAAAAACTCGGTAACGCTTACCCGTATTTTATGGAAGGAAGGTTATAGACGTGTGGACCAAAAAGAAGACGAACCTTTACAAGACGGCTTAATATAAAAGCAATGCAATTACGCGACTACCAAGTTGACATATCCGAACAAGCTATACAAATAATAAAAGACTTTGGCTTAGTTTATTTAGCTATGCAAGTGCGTACTGGTAAGACCATTACAAGTTTGCACATTGCTAGTTTATATGGTGCCAAAAAGGTTTTATTTGTAACCAAGAAAAAGGCTATTAGTAGTATCCAGGACGACTACGATAATAGCCTTTGTATTTACGATTTAGATATTATCAATTACGAAAGTGTGCATAAGGCCCAACAAAATTACGATCTTATTATAATTGACGAGGCGCATGCCCTAGGGCAATACCCTACGACCTAGCAATAGGACGATTGAACTAAAAAGAATTTGCGCCGGTAAGCCCATTATTTATTTAAGTGGCACGCCCACGCCCGAAAGTTACGCCCAGTTGTACCACCAATTTTGGGTAAGTACTTTTAACCCATATAAGTTATTTAAAACCTTTTACGCATGGCATAAGGAATTTGGCATACCGGCTAAAAAATACGTATTCAATAGGGAAATTGCTGACTATTCAAAAGTCAAACAAGAGCGCATCCAAATTGATACGGCGCATTTATTTTTAACCTATACCCAAGAAGAAGCTGGGTTTGAGGGATTAGTTGAAGAAAAGATTTTGTACGTACCCATGTCGGATAAAATTAAGTGGGCTATTGGTAAAATAACCAAGGACAAGTTTTTTAAAACCAAGGATGGCGAAGTAGTCCTGGCGGATACGGCTGTTAAGGAAATGCAAAAGGTACACCAAATTTGTAGCGGATCCGTCAAGACTGAGGACGGCAATGCTATAATGTTTGACGACACTAAGGCCAAGTTTATAAAAGAGCGGTTTAAAGGGCAAAAAATAGCCATATTTTACAAGTATATTGCCGAAGGGTTACAATTACGCTATACCTACGAAGCCCTTGTTTATGACGATCCTATGGCCTTTAACGAAGCATCGGGCCCAGCGGTGTTCATAAGCCAAATACAAAGCGGTAGGGAAGGCATTAATTTAAGCACCGCCGACGCCTTGGTAATGTATAACATAGACTTTGCCGCCGTAAGTTATTGGCAATCAAGGGCAAGAATGCAAACCAAAGACCGCACCGAGGCTAGTAAAGTGTACTGGGTATTTACCCAAGGTGGTATTGAGGATAAGATTTACAAGCTAGTCCAAAGCAAAAAAGACTTCACTTTAAGCCACTTTAAAAAAATTTATTAAAAATATTTTTTTATTAACAAAATTAGTATATCTTTGATTTATCAAAAACGATAAAACAATGAAAAACTACCAAAACGCTTACACAATTTGCAACCTTACTAACAAGGAAATTTTTAGCAATGAATTTGCAAAGCAACCAGTTAATGAATTATTTGCAAGTATTTTAACTTTATTAGTTAAAGATACTCACGAAGGTAATGGATATGAAAGAGTAGAAAAGGCTATACAAAATTCATATACTAAGGATATGCAAAAGAAAATATTTTATACTTTAGGAATATTATTAAAAAATTATAATTAATTGCTCATGCGTTTAGGTCGGTATCGCCTACGGAACAACCGACATACTTTTAAATTAAAAACTTTAACATGAACAAGCAACAAAACCACAACTTTCAAGCGGTGGTAATTTTAATCGTAGTATTTTTAATAACCGCATATCTTGAAAATATATGATAAAACTACTATTAGAATATTTAAAATTCTTTTTTATATCGCTACCATTAGCGCTATTACTTTATGTAACAATATCTTTAATTTATAAACTAAAGGAATATGGCAAACCACAACGAATGGATTGAACTATCAATCGTAGAAAAAATTGACCTTGTAGGCAAGCTAACGCACCTACTACAAAACGAACTTGAATTTTATAACTCATTTAAAAAGCACATATCAGTTGCCCAGGAATTAGGATTATTTAACGAGGTAAAAATTAACAATGAAGGAAATTCTTAAATACATAAAACTTTACACCGGTTGCAACGATCACGCTTTAAAGCGTATAAGTGTAATATTAGAAGATAAAATAACGCCAAAGGTTATTGAAAAAATAGTAGTAGTAGAAAAGTACATCAATAAAAATATAAAGCCAAAATTGACTATTGAACAATGGGCGCCAATATATTTAAAAGAAAATAACTTAACCTACGAGGAAGTTAATCAAAAATCTAGAAAGGTAGAAGTTTGCAGAATTAGAACTAAATTTTGTCGCGAAGCGTTTAAAGCCGGTTACGGATGCGCCGAACAAGCAAGATATTTGAAGCGTAACCATACTACTATACTGCATAACATACACCAAATTAAAACTAAATAGGCTCATATTTTCCCCCATCTAAAGCCCTTAAGACTTGGTTTCTTAGGGGTTTTTTTGTTGTGTAACTTACATGTACCCAGTCCGGATTCTTATCCGTCCCATGCTCCCAAATAAGTTGATCAAACTTTAGATGTCCTTTTATATAATTAAAAATATCCGCGTTTGTAATATCGTGCGAATGCCCATCCATGTCAATATCAATGGCTTCCCCCCTGGAGTGTTGGCTATTTTTAGCAGCGCCTTTAATTAAGTTGCAAAGTTCTACCGACCTAAACCCACTACTAATATAAATTGGCACGCGGAAGTTGTTGCGTATTGGCTCGAATATGTGTTCGGCTAATTGTTTAAGATTCTCTATTTGCTCGGCGTTGGGCATATTGGTTAAGCCGGCACGCTTTGCGCTATCGGATCTAATAAGTTCGCCTAGTGTAAGGTGTTCACTAATGACCATAAATAACGTTTTAAAAATACAAATCCTACTATTGCAATTATAAGCCACCAAAAACGGCGTTCGGCTTGTTGCTTGTACTTATGTTCGGTGTTATATAAAACCTTGTAATATCGCACGCTATCAAGCAATATACCTACTTTACGCACGTCCACTATGTAGCCGGTATGAATCTTGACAATATCTCTAGTTTTGTATATTGTTTTACCTTGTTCGGTTAGCGTTATTACATTGTTGATAGTATCGCGCTTGTAATTGGTAATAGTATCAGTCCTGGTAATAGTGTCGGTATTTAATACAAAGGCCGTATCATTGGCGCATGGATGCGACTTTTCAAGTTCTCTAAAAATGCGCTCGCTTGCGTCTGGGTTAGTAAGTATGCGCATTTGTGCTTTTTGTAATGGGTTGCAAGCCGTAAGCAATAAAAGTAAAATAAGGCTAATTCTTGCCATAACGTGTATCGTGTGGGTTAAGCCAGTTAACAATAATTGGAAGGATTGACACCACCGCAGCGCTTATAACTTCTTGCAAGGTAACTTCGTAAATATTGCCCTTAGCTATTATCATGGTAAGTATTGCCGTTACGGCAACCTTAAGCCAACTTCCGTAAATACTATTTAGGAACTTCATTTCCTTTTACTTTTTTTGTAGCGTTGTAATAATAACGGATTGCCATAATACCAGAAACGATTGCCACCAAACCCGCTACCATTGTTATTAATGGTTGCACTTGTGTAATGGTTAAGGTTGCGGCCGTCATGCTTACGCCGGTGTTTATTAGCGCATTGCTAGAATCGTGGCTCATTATTTTTGACTATTGTAGGCGTTAATATAATCAAGGTCAATGTCGTACCCAAAGGAATGATATCCCATTGGCTCGGGCCAAACTTTGTATTTGCTAAAATTACTTGGCTCTTTATCCGGCCAAATAATATCTATACTATAAGCCGTTGGGTTAGCTTCGTTCAAAAAACCTAGTTCGATAGCAATGGTTTCTTCCGGCATTGTTTCTTTTAAAGACGTCCAAGTACTTGGCGTTATTTCATATTTTCTAAATTGCATATATTATAAAGTTGTAAGGGTTGCTAATTCTGCATCTGTAAATGCATTTTTATACACTTGAAAATTATTAATTAATCCAACAAAATTGTTTCCAGTATCGGATGGAATTTCGGAAAATTGAAAGCTTGTTAAAGTATTAGTTGGGATAACATTACCAGATAATAATTGACTAACTTTAGTTCCATTTATAAATAACTTAAATTCATTTAACTTCCAAGAAAATGCTATTTTATTACTTGTCAAGATATTAAAAGCGGTTGTTGTAACATTAAATACTTGCGTTCCACCAACTACATAAATTACTCTTATAGAATTAGTTGCAGTAGTAAAGAAAATATTTACTCTATTATTATAAGTTCCGTCACCTAATCCTATAAAATTATTATTACTTGATGGTGATATACTTTTAATGTCAGCAAATAAAACTCCTTCTTGGCTATTAATTAAACTAGTTGCACTTGTTTTTACTGCATAATCTCTATTCCTAGTCACAGTCGCACCAACGCAAGGGATATAACTTGTAGCGTACGCGCCGGCTTCTACTTGTGCGCCCCATATATATAAACTACTTGTGCCGTCGCCGGTGTAATTTGAAGAAGAAGCTGTATCAGTACTTCTTAAGAAAAAAGTAATTTCTCTAGTAATTGTTGCGGTAGCCCTTGCAACCGCACTGCAACGATACCAACCATTGCCATAGTTTTCAATTTTACCAACAATTTGTGCAGCTGAATTTGTAACTAGTCCGGTTTGTAAATTAAAATTAGATACATAAGTACTACCAAAAGCACTGCCATGCGTGGCAATAGCAAATCTTCTAGTTCCACTTCCTTGCTTTACAAAACAACTAAAAGTATATGTTGTACCAGATACAAAAGCTAAATCTTTTGCAACAGAATGAATACCACTAGTATTATCTTCAATTAAAACATCTGCATTACTATAACCATCCGGACTAACTAAAACATTTCCACTAACACTTGAAGTATTTTTTACCCATGAAGAATTATCAAGCATTTGGCTATAAGTACATAAGTTCGTTCTTGTTGGCTCCATTAATAATTGAGGGCATGTACTACCAAAATAGTCTAAACGTGGTAGGTTTGTAACCGGCCCTTGAGTAACCGCAGCGGTTGTAGTATCAATATAATTAGTAACATAGTCGCCGGTTTGTGCTTGCGAACGCCAAATGTAAACGGAATTTATAGTGGTTGATGATTCATTTAATATAGCGCTTAAAGAATCAACTAGTTGCATAACAAATAAAGTGCCAGTAGTTACTTGACTTATACTTATACGATACCATCCATTTGCTAAACTTTCCATATTAGTAGTTACGCCAGTTCCAGCAGAAGAAGTACCATTTGTCAAATCAAAATTTGCAAAACCAGTACCAGTGCTTGCATTTCGAAGTTGAATAAAAGAATGTGTATTTGCTTTAGCATATACCGAAAAAGTTTTAGCATCAGTTCCAGCACTAAAAACAGTTTGAGTAATATATTTGACATTTGAAGTGCTAGAACTTCCAGCTAAAGAAAACGCGGTAGTTCCACTATTAGGATCAGTTATTCCACTTCCAATATTTGTATTTGATTTAGTCCAGCTTGCATTACTAAAAACGTTTGATTGCAAAGCAACGTTAGTAATACAACGCTCAATAAGTCCATTACTCATTACTCTAGTTGCGGTGTCGCCAGTTCTTGTAAAGGCCATATCGCCCGTTGCGTCGGTAGGCTTTGCACTATATAAGGTGCCTACTTTGTATCCACTAGGGATAGTTATAATTGAAGCATTGTCGTAAAATGATGCCATAGTTTATTTTTTTAATTATATTTTAAAAATCTTATTTTATTAGTAAAGCAAGTAAATCCTTCAACTATGCCACCGGCAGCAATTACTCTTGTACTAAAGCTATTCGCTTCGGTTACGCTAATAAAACCTTGCTCGGCTAAGGTTTGCATCCAAGTTCCATTTAAACTTAAACCCATAACACTTACTAAGGCTTGCTCCCAAGTTCCATTCACTACATCGGTTGCACCCATAAATCTTGCAAGCGCTTCAATCCAAGTTCCATTAACCGGATTCATTACCCCATTAGCCTCACATATTGCTTGTAACCAACTACTTTGCGTACTGGTTACGCCGTTAATATTTGCAAAATCTTGTATATATATTCCCATTGTTTATTAATTTAAAGGCATATCGCACGCGTCAAAGTCCGATATTGTGTTCATGTTAAAAGTTAATTCTACGCCACTTAAATAATCTTCAAACTTGTCTAGTACAAAGTTATAAGAAATATTGTCGTCAATCTCAAAATCATTGGCGCCGTTGCGTAATTTACTTATAATATCTGCGGCTATGCCAAGTTGATCCGATGCTACATCTGGCTCAAACTCGGCTTCAAGTCCCGCTTTGTCCAAGAACCAAAGCGTAACGCTATACACTTGTTCGCGTCCTATGTTTAAACTTCCACTATTAATGGCATAGCAAGCAATAGGGTAAATAGGTTGATCACTTACAAATAGCCATTCTCTTGGCGTCGCGTTCTTCACGCTTCGGATCATTGCATGGCTTTCTAGTAGTGTCCTTATTGTTTTTATTACTTGGTTGTAAGTCATTAAATTTTTGTTTTACTTTGTCTATGAACTCGCGTTTATAACTTCGTATCTTCATAAGGATAATCTAAATTTGAAAATGTTCTATTGCGGTGGCGTCCTAAATATATTGGCGCAGTGTAAGCCTTTGTTTGTGGCGGTATTGCATCAAAGCCACTGCCATAGTTTAAGTAAGTAGCAAATTGCTCGGCATTTTCGCGCAAGTAGTCTATAAGGCGTTGCTTATAAAACTCGCCGTTTTCCATATACTTGCGCTCTAATAATTCAAGTTGGCCCTTGGTTGGATTGTTACTTTCCTCGCTAGACTTTTGTAAAACACCTTTACTAAAAAATTGATAGCTTGTACTTACTACCATTTCGGCAATAGTAAACCAAAGTAAAGAATCGGTAACGTAGTCGTCAAGTAATGCCTTCTCGGTAGCGGTTAAATTGTTGGCTTCAATGCCAGCTTGCAACCTATTATAAAGCCCACTACCTAGTGCCGGTAAAATGTATTTATCTTGCGCTAGCTTTATAGTTGGCTTTATTTGTTTGCCGTCTATGGCGTCGCTTATTCCGGTGCGGCTTTTAATTAAGGTTTCGTTTATAAAAAGTATATTAAGGCTCATATTTTATTTTTTACGTGTTACTACTTTTACATCCCATCTATGACGGCAATATGGTCTATGGTTGCCATTAGGCTCGGTAAACCAGCCACCTCTACGATCCCAAACCGAATAACCAAGGCGCTCGCTTATATTCTCAATGTCGGCGCGGCTCCAAAGTTTGGTGTCTGCTAGTTGTAGCATACGTGCGCAAAATGGTCTATTTTTATCATCCCTTGGCCCATTATAAGTATATCTTAAAAGGACTTCGGTCGTAGTGGTTTTGTCGCCACCAGGAATGGTGCTTAAAGGTTGCAATAATTCACGTACAATGGGCATATAGTTAGGATTCAATATACTCATTGCGCCACCTATCACGCTTAAATATCCTTCGGTTTGTAGGGCTTTTAAGGCGGTATTTATGGCACTTACTTCCTTGCCTAGTACTATTGCCATTGTTTCGGGTGTAACGCGCTTATCTTTGCTTATAAGGTCTAGTACGTTGGCTTTAAGTTTGTTTATCTCACTATCTGCAAATTGCTCAAAGTTCTTAGCTTCAAAGGTGTCAATTACATCAAAGTCGTTAACGTGGTCGCCACATGAAGCGAACTCATTCAAAAGTATTTCGTCTTGTGTTTGGGCAAAGGCTGCAAACTCGGTTGTAGGATCTTCATCTATGCCTAAAAAAGTGTTTACGTCGGCGTCGGTAAATCCAAAGCCACT